TTTAACAATTGCTGATTATCAATATAAGAGTGCCTTTGTTGCAGACCATGAAATAAATCTTGTGGCTTGTTTAACAGAAATTATGGCACAATGTAAATTCAAATGAACAAATTGCTACAAAGAATACAAAAGTTTCATTCTAAAATATTTGGAATACTTTCAGAAAAAGCAAAGACATCAAAATTGTGGGCAATATTATTAAGCCTTGCTGTATTGTATGAGATTGTAGAACATATAGTTTGGCCGATATTAGTACCATATTTGGTGTATATGCAATGGTTTAAGTAATGAAAAAATACGAAGTAGATAAAATAACACCTTTACACGATTTGTCCTGGTATATAAAATGGATAAGTTCTTTTATTTTATTAGCAGGTATGATGTTAACTTCTTTTGAAGTAGCACCCTATAATTTATACTTTCATTTAACAGGAGTATTGGGTTGGTTTGTAGTGGGTATGTTATGGCACGATAGGTCATTAATAGTTTTAAATGCAGTTGCAGTAGCAGTATTCACAATGGGTATTGTTAAATATTATATTATATGATGAATCAATATAAATTATCAGATTATTTGAGTGCAATTAACTATAATAAGGTTAATCTTTTAGACGGTAATGATATTACTTGGCATAAGAAGTATCCACCATATGTAATAAACCGATGTCTTTCTCAACACGTGGATACAATAATGATGGCAAATGAGGTTAATCAAAGACACGGCTTGGATAAGAGGTTACAATTCCATTTTCTTCTAAATAGTATAAGAAAACGAAAACGATTTGGAGGCAAGTGGATAACTACTTCTAAATCTAAAAATTTGGAGTTTATAAAAAAATATTATGGTTATAGCAATTCAAAAGCAAAGGTAGCTCTTGACATACTTACAAAAAAACAGATTGAATTTATCAAATTAAAACTTGATAAAGGTGGGAGAAAAAAATGAATGAAGAAAATGTAAGTTGGTCACCTGAAAGTATGCTTGAGGTTACACTTAAGCAACCAGATGACTTTTTAAAAATACGAGAAACCTTATCACGTATGGGTGTTGCAAGTAGAAAAGATAAAACATTATTTCAATCTTGCCACATATTACATAAACAAGGTAAATATTATATAGTACATTTTAAAGAATTGTTTGCTTTAGATGGTAAGAGAGCAACTTTAATTCAAAATGATATACAAAGAAGAAATACAATAGCTTCCTTATTACAAGATTGGAATTTATTAGGCATAGTTAAACAAGAATCCGCAGAAGACAAAGCACCATTATCTCAAATTAAAATAATATCATTTAAAGAAAAAGGTGAATGGACTTTATCTGCTAAATATAATATTGGTAAAAAAGTAACTAAAAAGGAACCATCTACTTCGGAAGTTTTGGCAAAAGGATTTGCTGAAGAACAAGAAGCTAGAAAAAAAGAAGAAGAAGAGGACGCTGAAGGGAATAAAATTGAATAGATAAGGAGTATATAATGAAAAGCAATTTATATTATGTTAATACGATTATTAAGTTATCAATATTAGGTTTGTTAGTTTATTTAGCTATAGGAATAAATGATATACGATTAACTATAGGTAAGAATTTAGCTAAAGAAGCTCATGCTCATGTATTATTAGGAGAAAAAGATAATCAGTTATTGGAAGCAATAATAAATAATGTAACAATAGATAAGAGTACAGCTAATCATTATATAATAGAAGAAAAAAATAACGAATTATTAATTGCAATATTGGATTTATTATCAGAAAATAAAAAAGATTATAAATCAAATTTTGAAGATGCATTTATGAAAACAGAATGAAAATAAACTTATATAATGAATTTCTATACCAGCGTAATTGAATTTAAAAATAAACTATTAGTAAGAGGTGTTACAAATGGCAAGTCTTATATTAATCGTTTTAATTACCAACCTACTTTATACATACCAACAAATACAAAATCAAAATACCAGACACTAGACGGCAAAAATTTAAAACCTAAAAGGTTTGGAAATATATATCAAGCAAAAAACTTTTTTGAACAATATAAGTCAATGCCAGAATATAAAATTTATGGTATGAATCGTTATCCATATCAATATATTGCTGATGAATATGGAGAAGATATTAAATGGTCTAAAAATTATATAAAAATATTTACACTTGATATAGAGTGTGAATGTGAATTTGGATTTCCTGATCCAGATATTGCAAAAGAACCTATAATTTGTTTAACGGTAAAAAATCATAGTAATAAACAAATTATTACCTGGGGTACACATGATTTTATTGTTAAGAAACCAAATAGTAGTTATATTAAATGTCAAAATGAAAAACATTTATTATTAGAATTTTTAAAATTTTGGAGTAAAAATCATCCAGATATAATTACAGGTTGGAATGTTAAGTTTTTTGATATACCTTATTTAATGAATCGTATGCGATTTATTTTTGATAATGATAGTATCAATAAAATGTCACCATGGAATTATGTTAATGCTGAACGGATACAATTAGGACAAAAAAATCAACAGTATTGGAATTTGCTAGGTATTTCTGTATTAGATTATTTTGATTTGTATAAAAAATTTACCTATGTAAGACAAGAGAGTTATCGTTTAAATTATATTTCAAAGATAGAATTGGGTGAGCAAAAACTTGAAAATCCTTATGAAACATTTAAGGAGTTTTATACAAAAGATTATCAAAGGTTTATAGAATATAATATCCAAGATGTAGAATTAGTTGATAAGTTAGAAGATAAAATGCGATTGATTGAATTATGTTTAACTATGGCTTATGATTATAAGGTTAATTATATTGATGTATATTCCCAAGTAAGATGTTGGGATACTTTAATTTATAATCATTTAAGAAAAAAAGATATAGTGATTCCGCCTAGACAAGAGCATGAAAAGGATGCAAAATATGAAGGTGCCTATGTAAAAGATCCTCAATTAGGTTTACATAAGTGGATTGTTTCATTTGATTTAAATAGTTTATATCCACATTTAATTATGCAATATAATATCTCACCTGAAACATTAGTAGGTGTGGAGCCTAGTGGTGTTAATGTAAATAATTTATTATCTGAACAGTTAGATTTAAAATGGGCAAAAGAAAGGGATGTTACTGTTGCACCAAATGGAGCTTTGTTTAAAAGAAATAAACAAGGTTTTCTTCCAGAGTTAATGGAGAAAATGTATACTGAAAGAGTTGTTTTTAAAGATTTAGCAATTAAAGCTAGAAAAGATTTTCAAAAAACAAATGATAAAATTTATAAAAATGAAATATCACGTTGTCATAATATTCAAATGGCAAAAAAGATTGCGTTGAATAGTGCTTATGGTGCTATTGGTAATCAATACTTTAGATATTTTGATGTAAAACAAGCTGAGGCAATTACTTTAGGTGGACAGTTATCTATTCGTTGGGTTGAAAAGGATGTTAATAAATTTATGAATAAGATATTAGGAACTAAAAATGAAAATTATGTAGTTGCGTCTGATACTGATTCTATCTATGTTGAAATGGCTCCTTTAGTTGACAAGGTTTGTAAAGATAAATCTACTCAACAGATTACAGATTTTTTGAATAAGGTATCTGAACAAAAACTACAAATAGTGATAGATGATAGTTTTAAACGTCTAGCAGAGTACGTAAACGCATATGACCAGAAGATGATAATGAAACGTGAAGTAATTGCAAATAAGGGTATATGGGTCGCTAAGAAACGGTATATACTTAATTTGTTTGATGAGGAGGGTGTGAGATATGAGCAGCCAAAACTTAAAGTAATGGGAGTTGAGGCAATCAAATCATCTACACCAGAAATTTGCCGAGGTAAAATTAAAGAAGCTATATCAATCATTATGAATAAGTCCGAAGAAGATTTAATTAAATTTGTATCTACATTTAAAGAAGAATTTAAAAAATTATCTCCAGAAGAAGTTTCTTTTCCTAGAACTTGTAATAATGTTTTACGGTATACTGATAATTCTAACATATATAAAAAAGGAACTCCAATACATGTTAAAGGTGCTTTAATTTATAATTATTTTTTACATAAACATAAATTAGAATACAAATATCCTGTAATTAAAGATGGTGATAAAATCAAATTTTTAATGTTAAAATTACCAAATACATTTAAAGACCAAGTAATATCTTTTTCAACTAGAATACCACATGAGTTTAATATTAAGAGATATGTAGATTATGATTTACAGTTTGAAAAAACATTTACTGATCCATTAAGATTTATTTTAGAATCTATTGGTTGGCAATTAGAAAAAGAAGCAACACTAGAAAGTTTTTTTGGATGATTGATAAAAGATATAATATAATTTATGCTGATCCGCCATGGCATTTTCAAAATTGGAATAATGAAAAGGCACAAACTAATCCAGAAAATCATTATGAAACAATGTCAATGAAAGAGATTGAAAATTTACCTATTCAAAAAATTGCAGCTGATAATTGTGTTTTGTTTATGTGGTGTACAGACCCATTGTTACATAAACAATTACCTGTAGTAGAAAAATGGGGATTTAAGTATAAAACAGTAGCTTTTCATTGGATTAAAACAAATAAAGATAGAATTAAAAATTATTATTTTAAAGGTCCTGGGTATTGGACAAGAGCAAATCCAGAGATATGTATTTTAGCAACGAAAGGAAAACCAAAAAGAGTAGGTGCTAATGTTGATAGATTAGTGGTTAGTGTGCGTAGAGAGCATAGTAGAAAACCAGATATAATTAGAAATCATATAATTAAATTGTGTGGCGACTTGCCAAGAATAGAATTATTTGCTCGTACATCTATGCCTGGTTGGGATGTATGGGGAAAGGAAATTAATAAGTTTAATTGATAATGTTTGAAAAATATTTAAATGAAAATAAGTTACCTATTATGGATCAACAAACTTTTGAGCGGGTTACAAATGATATAGGTAAAGAAAAATTTAGGGAAGAATTGGCGGAGTATATTGCAAAATACAGACCAAAGTTTCCTTTAAAGGAGATTTCATATGATATAATGCGTCAAGCATTTAAAGGTTTAGAAAAACAAGATGTTTGGGAATATGTAAAACCTATTGAACAATTAGAAAAAAATGTAAAGGAAAAATATGATGATTACAAATATAATTTTAAAGAATATGGTTTAGGTATTATAGATGGATCTTCTATTTACAATGATGTATCAAATTATTTTCACCAAGAATTAAGATTAAATTGTTCAAGTTATAGTTTTAAATCACCATTAGATGTTTGGTATAATGGTACAGCAAAAGATATATGGCGTTGTTTAGGTCCTATGTGGCGTGGCATTAATGGTATGAAACCTGTAATGGTTGCTGGTGAAGAAGAATTAAGAGGTGGTAAATTAGATGATAAAAGTTATCTATCTGCTTTTAGATTACAGACTTATATTGCAACACAATTTAAACCAAATGTAGCAAAAACAATATACCAAATGACTAATGCTAAAAAAGTGTTAGATACAAGTTGTGGTTGGGGTGATAGACTTGCAGGATTTTTTGCTAGTGATGCCCAAGAATATATTGGTTGTGATCCTAATCCTAACACATATAAACAATATATGAAACAAATAGAAATATATAATAGTTTTCTATCTAAACCAAAAAAGGTTACAATATACAATGTAGGGGCTGAGGATATGCCTTGGGATGAAATAAAAGATATAGATTGTGCCTTTACAAGTCCACCATATTTTTCTACTGAAAGATATAATGAAGGTGGTGAAAAAGAAGATAATCAATCTTGGAAAAAATTTGATGAATATTCAAAATGGCGTGATGATTTTTATTTACCTGTATCACAAAAAAGTTTTAAAAGTTTATCAGATACAGGCCATATGTTTATTAATATAATGGATCCTACAGTTAAAGGTAAAAGATATTTTAGTAGTGATGAATTAGTTGATAGTTTAAAAGAACATTTTGTAGGTCAAATTGGCATGAGGATAATGCAAAGGCCTAAATCAGATAAATTATTTGAAAGTGAGGAAGAAAAAGCTGAATTTATGAATAGATTATATATTGAAAATGTCTGGTGTTTTTCTAAAGAAAAATTAGATTACTTTAGACATGCTAGAAAAGCAAATTTAGATAAATTTTTTGGATGATAAAAGAAATACATAAAATTAATGCAGCTGATTTTATAATGTCTAGGCATTATTCACCAGTTATGCCTAGATTAACAAAACATTATTGTGGTTATTATATTAATGATATACTACAAGGAGTTATTACATTTGGTTGGGGAACAAGACCTAAACATACAATACAGAAATTGTTTCCTAGTTTAGATACAAAAGATTATTTTGAAATTGGTAAAATGTGTATGGATGATTCTATGGTAAAAAATTCAGAAACACAAATGTTATCAAGTGCATTAAGATGGTTAAAGGATAAAGAACGAAATTTAAAATATTTATTTACTTGGGCAGATGGCTTGGTAGGTAAGGCAGGTTATGTATATCAAGCATTTAATTTTTTATATGGTGGCTATATTTGGACAGAAACATATGTTACAAAGAAAGGTGAAAAGGTACACCCTAGAACAATGCAAGGCCTATTACCAAATACAAAAAAATACAAATATGGTAGTAGACCTAATCCTAAACAATTAAAAGAATTAGAATTAAGTAGAGTGTGGGGTAAACAATTTAGATATATTTTACCAATGAATAAAAAGATGAGAAAATATTTAAAAAATAGTACACAGGAATGGACTATTAATTATCCAAAAGATAAAGATTTAGAATGGAAAATAAAAACCCCAGGTGAAACAACATATAAAAAAACAAAAATAATGCCATTTAATTTAACTAAAGAGGTGGAATATAATCAAAGTAATATTAGTAGATTTAAGGTAAAAAGTACTTTAGAATCTTTCATGCAATAAATAATTGTACTATGCCAATTACAGAAGCACAATATAAAGATATGAAAGAATATTGGGACTATCAGCGGGTATTAGAATTTAATAGGGAAAAATTAAAACACTTTTTATCTAAAACTGAAGGACGAGTATTTGATTATCAAGGTCCTGTATCTGTACAAGAAATGTATGAACAAATGTGGCCACAAGTACAAGGTAAAGATTTAGAAGAACCATTTAAAGGATGGATACCACAAGATAAAACATGGAGATTTGAATGGGAACCTGACCCAAATGCACCAAAACGATTATCCCAATCAAAGGGACGACCAGTTGTATTAAGGGCAAAAATACCTAATGAATAGATGCGAATTACGATTTATAAAAGATATAATAACTATATTTCACATGGTTTTTTACCAGAAGGCCTTGACAAAGTAAAAGAATTTTGTTATAATAACAATATAAAATATTATGTATTAAGTTATTCAGATAAGGAGATGATTGAATATGAGCGACTTTCTAAAAGATATAATTAAGGAAACAGGAAATGAATATGCAACACTTGTAAGTGAAGGTGTTGAAGCAGGTGATGTTCATAATTATATTGATACAGGTTCTTATAGTTTGAATGCTCTCTTATCAGGTTCAATTTTTGGGGGACTTCCAGGAAATAAAATAACAGCAATTGCAGGAGAAGCTGCAACAGGTAAAACTTATTTTGCGTTAGGAATTGTGAAACATTTTTTAGATACTAACAAAGAAGCAGGAGTTATTTATTTTGAATCTGAAAGTGCTTTAACAAAAGATTTAGTTGAAAATCGTGGTGTAGATAGTAAAAGGATGATTATAGCACCAGTATCAACTGTACAAGAATTTAGATATCAAGCAATAAGAGTATTAGACAAATATATCCAACAAGAAGAATCAAAAAGAAAACCAATAATGATTGTATTAGATAGTTTAGGAATGCTATCAACTACAAAAGAAATGGAAGATACAGCTGAAGGAAAAGAAACTAGAGATATGACTAGGTCTCAAATAGTTAAGGCTGCATTTAGAGTTTTAACATTGAAATTAGGTAAAGCAAAAGTGCCTATGATTATGACTAACCATACGTATGATGTTATTGGATCAATGTTCCCACAAAAAGAAATGGGTGGTGGCCAAGGTTTAAAATATGCTGCTAGTAATGTAGTGTATCTTACTAAAAGAAAAGAAAAAGAAGGCAAAGAAGTTATTGGAAGTGTAATACATTGTTTAAATTGGAAAAGTAGATTAACAAAAGAAAATGCAAAAATAGATGTAAGATTAACTTATGATAAAGGTTTAGATAAACATTATGGATTATTAGATTTAGCAATCAAATATAATATATTTAAATCAGTATCAACAAGAGTTGAATTACCAGATGGAACAAAACAATATGCTAAAACAATCAATAATGAACCTGATAAATTCTTTACTAAAAGTATTCTCAATCAGATTGACAAGGGTGCCAAAAAAGAATTCCTTTATGGTGCCTATTAAAGAATATGTTTTTGTTCAAAAAGAAGGACAAAAGATTTCTTGTATCAAAATTGTTGAAGGTGAATTTAAAGATGTCATTTATACATATGGCCATGTTAAATTTGCTGATAAAGAAGATAAGAAAGGTAAGTTACCTTTAAAATTTGATTATACAGTACAAAGGAATCCAAATAATGTTGATACTGAAAGTGAAGAATTTAGAAATAAGATTGGCGATATATTAATAGAAGTAGTAGAGGAACAATTAGAGAATGATACCATCAAGTTTAAGTGAAAATTTTGAAACAACACTTTTAAGAAACCTTATATTTAATGAGGAATTTACTCGTAAAACTATTCCATTTTTAAAGAAAGATTTTTTTAAAAATAAAGAAGAAATAATCTTATTTAATATCATAAATAATTTTGTAGTAAAATATAATAATCTTCCTAATAAGGAAGCTTTGAGTGTTGAAGTTGCTAATTTAAAGAATATTACAGAGGAAGAATTTAAATTAACAAAGAATTTGTTAGCTAATTTAGAACCACAAGAAGTGGATCAAAATTGGTTGTTAGATACAGCTGAAAAGTTTTGTAAAGATCGTGCTGTATATAATGCTGTATTGTCAGGTATAAGGATAATAGATGGCAAAGACAAGAAGCATACTCCAGAAGCGATTCCGAGCATCCTTAGCGAGGCTCTTGCTGTTTCATTTGATAGCCATATTGGTCATGATTATTTAAATCAAACAGACGACCGATTTTCATATTACCATAGAACCGAAGAAAGACTTAAATTTGATTTGTCTTATTTCAATAGAATTACAAAAGGTGGTCTGCCACCTAAAACTTTAAATGTAGCACTTGCAGGAACTGGTGTTGGTAAGTCTTTGTTTATGTGCCATGTTGCTGCTTCTATGATGAGTCAAGGTAAAAATGTTTTGTATATAACTTTAGAAATGGCCGAAGAAAGAATTGCTGAAAGAATTGACGCAAATCTTTTAGATGTAACTATTGATGAACTTTATGAAATGCCCAAGACATATTTTGATAATAAAGTTACTAAACTTAAACAGAAAGTTAATGGTCAATTAATTATAAAAGAATATCCTACAGCGGCTGCTCACGCAGGCCATTTTAAATCTTTATTTGATGAATTAGCATTAAAGAAATCATTTAAACCTGATATATTATTCATTGATTATTTAAATATTTGTTCATCAAGTAGATTTAGAGGTGGCAATATATCTTCATATTTTTATATTAAAGCAATTGCTGAAGAATTAAGAGGTTTAGCTGTTACTCATAATGTTCCTATTATAACAGCAACACAAACTACAAGAGCAGGATTTATGTCTTCTGATATTGGATTGGAAGATACGTCTGAAAGTTTTGGCCTTCCAACAACTGCTGATTTTATGTTTGCTTTAATTACCAATGATGAATTAGAAGCATTAAATCAAATGAAGATTAAACAATTAAAAAATAGATATAATGACCCTGCTATCAATCGTGCATTTATAATTGGTGTAGATAGAGCTAAGATGAGATTGTATGATGTTGAACAAGCTGCTCAAAAAATTGTAGAAAGTAATCAAGAAACACAAGAACAAGTTGAAGGAACTGCTTATGATAAGTTTTCAGGATTTAAAGTATGAAATACAAATATAATAAACTTGACCAAGCTAGAAAAAGACAACCTTCTATTTACTATAAAGCAGTAATGATTAAGTCAGGTAGACAAATAATTTGGCGGGCAGTTGAAATGCCAAGTAAGTTAGTAGTAGAGGAAAGTTTTTTTGAGGAAGATGTTAAAAGAATAGTTAAGTTTCAAAATAAAAATAAGACCTTTGGTAGATATGGATTTCCTAAGTTTTTTGATAAAAGAACTATTGAGGAAAGAAAGTCAGACGTAGGCAGATCCTGCTATAATTATCGTTATTATTAATTTATAATGTTATTTTACCTGGTATTGATAGTGTCTTATATTCTAACATTATATTTGTAGGATAAACTTTACCACCAGTTTTACTTCTAACATTTAATTTAAATGAGAAATGGCTATTAGAAAATTCAACATCAATTCTTTTACCATTACTTTGTTTGCCGCCATAAAATACTACAACATTACTTGAAATATCTGAAAATTTACTATCAACATAAGTTGGATTCATATAGTACATATTAATTTTATCTTGTCCTTTATCCCTAGAATGAATCATCCAATAATCAGAACCCATAGCAGTTTTTATAAATTTCTTTAAAATATTTTTATTAACTTTTTTTGGACCAGAGTGTTTTTTATTTTTAGCTGTTTGGAATGATTTACCAAAATAATTAAACGTATCACAAAAAGCATTTTTATTAAGACCACACATTTCAAGTAATGCTTTACCTTTATTTGTTTTGATATTATTATTTTTTATATCTTGATCTGAAAATAAACTTTTGGTTCCAGAATTTATAAAAGTTAAAGATGGTCCAGATTTTGCTGAAAGATGAGATTGAGGACCAACTTTATGAAAAACATCAATGTCTGTCAATACTTGTCCGTGTGATTTATGGTTTCTAGGAGCAACATATGGTTGTTTACCTTCAACTTCAAATGGTCTAGGAGTATTTTGTCCACCTAATTGTTTAATATCTGTAATAGGTTTTTTACCACCTTGTTCTAATTGTCCAACTAACCAACCTGCAGGTTTGTGATATTTACCTACACATGGTTCTCCATTAATACACTCTTT